GTTTCCCAGTCACGATCGCGAGGATAGAGTAGCGTTACCTATTGGAGAGTACAAACTTGAAGATGGTAAAGTTCTTATCGTAGCCGAAGAAGGTATTATTGCTGAAATCAAAGAAATGGAAGCACCTGCTGAGGAGCCTGCTGCTGAAGTTGAAGTTGAGGTAGAGCAAGAAATGTCAGAAGCACCTGTTGCTAAAAAAGTGATTGAATCTGTTGTAAAAGAATCTCACTTTTCAAAAGAAGATGTTGATGCTTTAAAAGCTGAAATTGAATCTTTAAAAACAGAATTAGCATCTATGAAAGAAGTAAAAGAAGTTGTTGAATTATCAGCAGAACCTTTAACACACAATCCTGAAGCTAAATCTGAAGTAAAATTAAACCTTTACGGACAAAACAGAACAAAAACAACTTTCGATTCTGTATTAAATAAAATTGCAAACTTAAAATAATTAAAAAATGGCTACTACTACAAGTATTACAACTACTTACGCAGGTGAATTTGCAGGTAAATATATCTCTGCAGCTTTACTTTCTGCTTCAACTATCGAAAATGGTGGTATTGAAGTAAAACCAAATGTAAAATACAAAGAGGTTATCAAAAAATTAGCAACTAACGATTTAGTTAAAAATGCTACTTGTGATTTTGACGCAACTTCTACTGTTACTTTAACAGAAAGAATTTTACAACCTGAAGAATTCCAAATCAATTTAAGTCTTTGTAAAAAAGATTTCCGTTCTGATTGGGAAGCTATCCAAATGGGATATTCTGCATTTGATACATTACCACCAAGTTTTCAAGATTTCTTATTAGCACACGTTGCTGCTAAAGCTGCTCAAAACAATGAAATCTCAATTTGGAGAGGTGTTAATGCTACTGCTGGTCAATTTGATGGATTGGTAACTTTAGCTACTGCTGATGCTACTGTTGTTGATGTAGTTGGAACTACTGTTACTGCTGCAAACGTAATTGCTGAAATGGGTAAAGTAGTTGATGCTATTCCTGCTGAATTATATGGTGCTGAAGATTTATATATCTACGTTTCTCAAAATGTTGCTCGTGCTTATGTTCGTGCTTTAGGTGGATTTGCTGCTTCAGGTTTAGGTGCTAATGGTACAAATGCACAAGGAACACAATGGTTTAACAATGGAAGTTTAACTTTTGACGGAGTTAAAGTATTTGTTGCAAACGGTTTGGCTGACAACTTTATGATGGCTGCTCAAAAATCTAACTTATACTTCGGTACAGGTTTATTAGCTGACCACAATGAAGTTAAAGTTATTGATATGGCTGATATTGATGGTTCTCAAAATGTAAGAATCGTTATGAGGTTTACAGCTGGATGTCAGTACGGAATAGGTTCCGAGATTGTACTTTACACACCGGCATAATTTACTGAATTAATTTACTTTTAAGGGGAGGTAAAATGCCTTCCCTTTTTTATTAACTTTTAAATATATACAAAATGGCTTGTGATTTATCATTAGGAAGATTAGAAGTTTGTAAGGATTCAGTAGGTGGTTTAAAAAACGTTTACTTTGTTAATTACGGAGATTTAGGTGCTATCACTTACGATATAACAAATACAGATGTAATTGATGCAATAGTAGGAACTCCAAATGCTTACAAATACGAATTAAAAGGTGCAAGTACCTTTACACAAAATATTAATAGTTCTCGTGAAAACGGAACTACATTCTTTGATCAAGTTTTAGAACTTACTTTCAAGAAATTGACTGTTAAAGACCATAAAGAATTAAAACTTATGGCTTATGGAAGACCAAATGTTATTGTTGAAGATAACAACGGAAACTTCTTTTTAGCAGGTTTAGAACACGGAATGGACGTAACAGGTGGTACTATCGTTACTGGTGGTGCTATGGGTGATTTAAGTGGATATACATTAACGTTAACAGGAATGGAAAAAGTACCTGCTAACTTCTTGGGAGATACTTTGGCAAACGTTGGGTTTACTGTTGTTTCAGGAACTTAATAAACTTTATTTGGTCATCGAAAAAGGCGTACTTTAATAGGTACGCTTTTTTTATTTATACAAATAACCACTTTATTTATTTTTAAATAAAAACAAATGATAGTTTTAAGAGAACAAGAAACAGCACAAAATATTTACGCTACAATTGATGGCGAAAGTGCTGATACAATTGTTTTAAGAGATGAAGAAACTAATGAGGAAACTACTATTGAAACTTTATTTTCTATTGATAAATATTATGCGGTGGCTTCAGTTATTTTACCAATAAAACAATATAAATTCTACACATTAACAATTAAAAATGGTGATGTTGTAGTTTACAAAGATAAAATATTTTGCACTAATCAACCTATTGCAACTTACACTATAAACAAAGATGTTTACACAAGTAACGCATCTAATAACGATTTTATTATTTATGAGTAATATTCACATTTTAAATTTAAGTGCTTATTCTTCTCCTACTATTACAGAATCTAAAGGAAAAGATTTTGTTGAATATGGCGAAGATAACAACTATTTTCAATTCTTAATTGATAGATTTTTATACTCAAATACAAACAACGCTATTATTACTGGGGTTGCGAATATGATTTACGGAAAAGGTTTAGATGCTACCGATTCAAATAGAAAGCCGAATGAGTACGCACAAATGAAATCTATTATCAAACAAGGTTGTTTAAAGAAAGTAGCTTTAGAACGCAAATTGTTAGGTATGGGTGCTATGCAAATAGGATATGATAAAGGACAAGTTAAATTTGTTGAGCATTTTCCTATGAATACTTTACGTGCTGAAAAATGTAACGATAAAGGAGAAATTGAAGCGTGGTACTATCATCCAAATTGGGATAAATACAAAAAAGGTGATGAGATAAAACGCATTCCATCATTTGGTTTTGGTAATAAAAAAGACGTTGAAATTTACGTTGTAAAACCTTATTTAAGTGGATACCATTATTACACACCAATTGATTATTCAGGTGCTTTACCTTACGCTAAATTAGAGGAAGAAATTGCAGATTATTTGATTAACGATGTAATGAATGGCTTTAGTGGTACTAAAGTAATCAACTTTAACAACAATATACCACCTGAAGAAAAACGTCAAGAAGTTGCAAGTGATGTTAAGCGTAAATTAACAGGTTCAAAAGGCGACAAAGTAATTGTTTCTTTTAATGCAAGTGCAGAGAATAAAACTACGGTTGATGATATTCCTTTAAATGATGCACCTGCTCACTATGAGTATTTAGCAACGGAATGCTTTGAGAAATTAATTGTAGGACATAGAGTAACTTCACCGATGCTTTTAGGTATTCGTGATACAGGTGGTGGTTTAGGTAACAATTCAGAAGAAATTGAAACTGCAACAAGATTATTTGACAATATCGTTATTAGACCATACCAAATTGAATTGATTGAAGCATTAGATGAAATTTTAGCGGTTAATAATATATCGTTAAACCTTTATTTTAAAACAATTCAGCCACTTGAATTTATAGATGTAAATACTGCTAACTCAGAAACCAACGAAGAGGAAACAGGTGTTAAAATGAGTTCTCACGTATGTTGTTCTGCTGATACTGATTTAGCTGATTTATTAATTGAAAAAGGTGAAGAATTAGCTGATGATTGGCATTTAATAGATGAAACAGAAGTTGACTATGATAATGAAGATGAATTAGATTTAGAAATTGAATCTTTAAACAACAAGAAACCAAGTTTACTTTCTAAAGTTTGGAATTTTGTAAGTACAGGAACTGCAAAGCCAAGAACAAAATCAGAAGATGACAAAAATATTGATGGTGTTCAATTCATTACAAGGTATGTTTATAGTGGTAATGAAAAAGGGCAAAGAGATTTTTGTAATAAAATGTTAAAAGCAAACAAGGTATATCGTAAAGAAGATATTATTGCTATGGATAACGTTGCGGTTAATGCAGGTTTTGGTAAAAATGGTGCTGATACTTATTCTATCTGGCTTTACAAAGGCGGATCGAGATGTGAGCATAAATGGTTGCGTAGAACTTATGCAAGTTTTGAAACTAAAATAGACCCTACGAATCCAAATGCAAAAGCTATTAGTTCAGCTAAAGCGGAAAAGTATGGTTATAGAATTAGAAACGATAAAGAAGTTTCTATGAAGCCAAAAGATATGCCTTACAAAGGATATACAAAAGAGTATTGGGATAAAATGGGATTTAAAAACTAATCAAATGGCATACGCATTATTAATATCAACAGACGATGTAAAAAAATTCAGCATACTAAATGGAAATTTAGATGTTGACGATTTTATACAATACATTAAAATAGCACAGGACATCACAATTCAAAACTATTTAGGAACTGATTTGTACAATAAGTTTCAAACTTTAATTATAGATAATGAATTAAATGATGTAGTAAACGCAAATTATAAGTCTTTACTTTTAGATTATATTAAACCTATGTTAATACATTGGGCAATGGTTCAATATTTACCTTTTGCAGCGTACACAATAGCGAATAAAGGTGTATTTAAACATACGTCTGAAAGTGCTACAAGTGTAGAAAAAAACGAAATTGATTATTTAGTTGAAAAGGAACGTGATATTGCTCAACATTATACACAAAGATTTATAGATTACATTTGTTTTAACAACGATAAATTTCCTGAATACACATCAAATTCAAACGGAGATATATACCCTGATACAAACAATAATTTTAGCGGATGGATATTGTAAAAAAAAGAAAAAAAGTAGGCAAGTACAAAAAGCCAAAACAAAAGAATAAAAAAAAGTTAGAATTATATTTAAATAAAATAACAAATGGCACAGCAAATAATTAATGTAGGAACAATTCCTAACGATGGTACAGGGGATACTTTAAGAGATGCATTTATTAAAACAGATGAAAACTTTGATGATTTATATGCAAATAAACAAAATACGCTTGTATCAGGAACAAATATTAAAACTATAAATGGAAACAGCGTTTTAGGTAGTGGAAATTTAACTATTAGTAGTGGTGTTACAGGTAGTGGAACTGATAATTATGTTCCAAAATTTAATGGCACTACAGCAATTGAAAATAGTATTATTTATGATAATGGAACAAATGTAGGTATTGGAACATCAAGTCCGAGTGCTAAATTAGAAGTTAATGGAACTTTTAATGTAAATAATATTGGAGATAGAGTTATAATAGCAGACCCATCGAGCGGTACATTTTCTATTGGTGATTTAGATGCTGTAAATGGTGAAGCACAAATAGTTGGAGATTCTAATACTATAAAAATTAATAATAACGGTAGTACTACATTAACAGCTTCAATTAATAATAGAATTGGTATAGGAACGACAAATCCTGATGCTAAATTAGACATACAAGCTTCAGGTACTGCTCAAACTAGTATATTAGGTAGAGGTCAAGATGGTAATTTTAAACTAACTACTCGACAAGATGTGTCTACTAACACAGATGGTAGTGTTATAGGGGAAATAGGATTAGATTATATAACAAATAGAAATACAGCTGTTAGATTCCATAGAGGTGTAAGTACAACAGGAGGTTTTATTTCATTCACCACTAACAACGGAGCTGAAAGAATGTGCATAGCTTCAAATGGTAATGTTGGGATTGGAACGACTGCACCAAGTTTCCCTCTTTCTTTTGGAACTGGTTTAGGAAATAAGATTGCAATTTATGACGCTGGCGGTGGTGATGGGTATGGATTTGGAGTACAGCCTAGCTTATTACAGATGTTTTCTAATGTCGTAGGAGATGATATTACATTCGGATATGGTAATAGTGAATCTATGGTAAGAAATGTTACATTTAAAGGAACAGGTAACGTAGGTATTGGAACTACTTCTCCATTATATCCGCTACACGTAAATGGTCAAGTGTCAAATATCTCTATTTACGCATCTA